ACCGACTGTAAGTCCCCGGAATCATGCCACCTAAAATAAGGAATTTTTTTACCATAATTATTTACTAATAGTACCATGGCCTCAACCCAATTAGATTTAGTGATCGCTTCAAGTCTGTTGGCGTGAGCATTCTTGACCCCTGGAAATGTATACCGCCCTTTTAAAGCGTAACACATTGAGCAAGTACTATTTTTTATCAGTCTAAGCTTTGAGCCTACCGCACAATCAAATGCGCTTAAGCCGTAGCCATAACCGGGCATCTTGCTTGGATTACTTAAACCTCCAACAATTGCCTTAGCTTCTTTTATATTCATATTCACTCCTATGTTAGGGGCTAGAATTCGGCTTGTTCAGTCGGACATCTAACCCCAATTGTAGCAGTACTCAATATACAACGGCGGATTGGTTACCGCTATTGACCTCAAACTACTATTTATTATATAAGATATTTCCCATAACAATGCAAGTATTAAATTAAAAAAAATTCTTGAGCCTTAAGGCGGCTGAGCTGCTTAGAAGCTGCTTGTGCCCTGGTCCTTGAGACCTTGAGCATTAATAAATTTTAATTGGCTGAGCTGCTAGCTGTCAGCTACCTGGGAATGTAAACCAGGTAGCTTCGGGAGTGCCCCTCTATATAGAGGGGATAACTGAAAGTTTAGGATCGGTAGTAAAGATAACTCCACTTCCGTTCCCTTCATCATCTCTTGAGGCTGTGATCCAATGACCATCATCAAACACTATTCTTACATTTGTTTGACCATCCTCAAAAAAGAATAACTCTTCATTTTCTTTTTCGGAGTGATAGTAAACGTCCACTATCTTTTTACCAACAAGAAAATCTTTTGCACGTTTGCCCCACGCAAGTTTTAATTCTTGCGTGGACATTTGATCAAGAGGTTTGGATGTCATAATCAGTCTCTATATCTATTATTGTTTCTTCTTCGTTGCCGTCTTCATGAATGCATTCCCAAGATATATTTATATCTTGAAGAATTGTTTTTTGCATTCTTAACAATGCTTCGGCAATATTTCTTGGTGCGTCCCAAGCCGTGTCAAAACGATAGATCAATGTTCCATCACGTTGCTCGACTTCAGTATCACATGCGTTCCACTTTGTGCCCCAATTATTAATACTCCAATCATACCAATTATCAGCACCATACTTTGCTTTTAATTTTTTTGATTGTTCTTTTTGCCACTCTGGTTTTGCATTCTCTGATCCACTTACTGTATCAGACAATTCATTTGGCATTGGAATCACATTATTAAAATCAAATTCGTTATTATCTGATTTCAACATAGTCTGTAGTTTTTTAAGTTGATTTTCTTTACCAACAAATAAAACATTATTACTAGTCCAATTAGGCATAATCACTCCTTATGTTTAATTATATATTTGACTTAACATGGGATATAGCCCATAGTCAATTATTAATTAATAAAAAGGGAAAATAAAATGGAAGCAACTGAAAATATAGGAGGAACTAGCCTCCAAGGTTATATCAAAGCACCTTATGAAAAACTATTAGAAGTATTCGGTGCACCTAACTCAACATTATGTGATAACTATAAAACAGATGTTGAATGGGCTTTTGAATTTGCTGATGGTACTATTGCCACTCTTTACAATTGGAAGAATGGTAAAAACTATTTAGGTGATGAGGGTTTAGAACTCAATGACATTTATGAATGGAATGTTGGAGGTTTTAATGACAAGGCTGTTAGTAGACTATTAGAAAAATTAAGATCGTAAAATAAGAAGGGGGCTTATGCCCCCTTGCTCCTTGCGACCTCTCGCATTAAATCACTAGCTTTATCTAGCCATATTCTTTTAAGCCATATGTCATCGGACCTTGTAGCTTGTGCCTTCATTTTATCAGCTCGTTCTTGTAGCTGTTCTTCAGTATAATAAATTCCATTATATAATTTAATCATCTTTATTCTCCAGGTAAAGGTGCAGCTCGAAAGCTGCACCAATTAGATTAATCTAATAGTATCATGTATGCTTTAGGATTAAATTTCATAAACCATTCAATCCCTCGCATCATCTCATCACTCTTATGTCCAACCTCACAACCTAGAATAGTATCATAAATTGATAATTCCAGGGCATTAAGTTCAACACTATCACCACCAAATCTATTCTGTACTGTTGCACCTTCTGAATAAATTTGAATAGCCCCCTTAAAAGGGGGCTTGTTTTTTTCTAGTTTAATACGCATCTGCATACCTCAACTTTTCCTCTTCAAGTTCCAACATTAACCATTCATCGGCAACGTCTCGAGCTTGTTTTTCATTTTCAACAGTATGAGTAAAACAATTAACATTGTTACCATCTACAAACACATTGAAAGTAGCTAAGCCATTCCAAACAATGTCTATGTTATTTTCATATTTATAAGTTACATCCATTCAATACCCCCAATTTTAAGACTTGTTAAAGTCGTTAGGTTAATAGACCTCCAAGCTTTTCTCGGATTGTCTTTATTCTTTTTTAATAAGTTAATATCGATAACCTCTAATAGATGATCTCTATTCCCTTTTAATTCTCCACCATTGAAAAACTTTTCGTTAGTGGGTAGCTTACCTAATACAGTTCTAGGTTTACCATCTGCTTTGATCCAAGTCGCAGAAAATAAACTAGCTCCTATACTTTGTTTAGCATTCAGTTTTTTTATAAACATATTCAAACCCTTCTGTTTTAATGTTTATATTAATATAAGAATTAATGGGATTAATTCAATAGCTAAATGATTTTTTTTTCTGCATATTTGCAGTTTTTTTTTCGTCCATTCGTTCTTATCGGTAGGGGTCTCATGCGCCTTGATTTGCCATTAGCAAAAATCAAAAAGGGGGGAACCCCTAAAAAGACCGTAGGACTATATAGTTCTAGTATATATATACTATTTTACTCATACAGACTTTGTGGTATAAACATCGGATGGCTGACCTTAGTACCTTTAAGAGGCTAACTAATTTTGATAATTTAAGTCCGAGTGAATTAGACACCTTACAAAAAAAGTTACTACTTAGAAAAAAAACATTTGATCTTAAAAAACTTGCCAAAGAAAATTTTTTAAAATTTGTTAAACAAGTCTGGCCAGACTTTGTAGAGGGACCCCACCACATACAAATCGCAGAAAAGTTTCAAGCCTTGGCGGAGGGGAAGATAAAACGACTAATTGTAAATATGCCACCCAGACATACAAAATCAGAATTTGCATCATTCCTATTTCCCGCATGGATGATGGGCCGTGATCCAAAACTCAAGATTATACAAACCACCCACACCGCTGAACTCTCCTATCGTTTCGGTCGTAAGGTTCGTAACTTAATGGAAGAAAATTCTTTCCAAGATATTTTTGATGAAATAAAATTATCGCAAGATTCTAAAGCGGCAGGAAGATGGGAGACGAACAAGGGGGGAGAGTATTTCGCTGCAGGAGTTGGTGGAGCCATCACAGGTAGGGGTGCAGATTTATTAATTATTGATGATCCTCATTCCGAGCAAGACGCCTTAAGTGAAACGGCGATGGAGTCAGCGTATGAATGGTACACGTCTGGACCAAGGCAGCGTCTTCAGCCGGGAGGCAAGATCGTTATTGTCATGACACGTTGGTCTACCAAAGATTTAACAGGGGAGTTAATGAAAGCACAATCCGATATTAAAGCAGATCAGTGGGACGTGATTGAGTTTCCTGCTATCTTGCCAACAGAGAAACCTGTCTGGCCACAGTATTGGAAGTTAGAAGAGTTGGAGTCGGTTAAAGCATCGTTGTCCGTGGCTAAATGGAATGCACAGTGGCAACAGAATCCAACATCGGAAGAAGGTTCCATTATCAAGCGAGAGTACTGGAAGGTTTGGGATAAGCCCAAGCTCCCTAAATTACAACATGTGATTCAATCGTATGACACGGCCTTCAGTAAAAAAGAAACCGCAGACTTCTCGGCTATTACAACGTGGGGGGTATTCCTTCATGAAGAGATTACACCAAATATAATTTTGCTAGACGTGGAGAAAGGACGGTGGGACTTCCCGCAACTAAAAACAAAAGCGCTAGAACAGTACCACTACTGGGAACCAGAAACAATTATCATCGAGCAGAAAGCAAGTGGAACGCCCTTGACGCAAGAACTACGGCGCTTCGGTATTCCTGTTGTTAACTTCACGCCAAGTCGTGGTAATGATAAACATGTGAGAGTAAACTCGGTATCTACTCTGTTTGAAGCAGGACAGGTATGGTGCACCGAAGATCATTGGGCGCAAGAATTAGTTGAAGAATGCGCCGCTTTCCCTTATGGTGATAACGACGATTTAGTAGATAGCATGACACAAGCGCTAATGCGATATCGTCAAGTTGGATTAGCCGTGCATCCAGAAGATTATGAGGATCCTCCATATGCACCGCCATCTAATTTATTGGAGTATTATTAAATGAGCTTTACTTATAAACCAGGGTTCACGGTCCAAGGACCTAAGAAGAAGAAAAAGAAAAAAGAGAAAGCTCCTCCTTCTTTTATGAATCCTAAAGCAGCGTATTATAAATTCGTGCAACCCACAGGATTTAATGCTATGATGAAGAAAAAGAAGAAGAAACAACTACAAGCGTAAGGATTACTATGGCCGATAGAGAAGAAGGAAATCTAGTAGGAATTAAAGGATACGAAGAGTTTGACTTAAATGATCCTAATTTTATGCGTTTTATTAAACGTCGTATGAAAAATAAGAATATGACACAAGTAGAGGCTATAGAAGATTTTACAAATGAAATGAAACAATTCAAAGCAAACAAAAATAAAAAAGCTCAAGGTGGCTTTGCTAAAGGTTCAGCAGAAGGCTCTACTATCAAGATGAAACCAATGAGAATGAAATCAGGTGGCCTAGCTAAACGTGGCTATGGGAAGGCAAAAAGATAATGGGTATAAAAGATGCATTAAAAGATTTAGAAAATTCTATAAAAGAAATTCCTTTGCTACCAGAAAAATCTGACAAGTTAAGAAAAGTTAGAAAAGAGATAGAAGAAAAATTTAAAAAAAATATTAAAAAGGGTAAGATAACAAAAGGTAAACATGGTGGCCTAGCTAAACGTGGCTACGGTATAGCGAGGAGAGGTTAATGGCAGTAGAAAGACCAGCAGGATACGATCCAGCACCATCAGATCCGATGAGTGCAGCACCCGTTGCTGAAGAACAAATAGAAGTAGCTGAAGAAATGATTGAAAACCCAGATGGGTCAGTGACCTTTGGGGAAGAAGCAATGGTACAAGAGGAGATTCCTTTTGGTGCAAACTTAGCAGAAGTATTAGAAGATGATATCTTAAATGAAATTTCAGAAGAACTACGTGGACAGATTGAAGATGATAAAGCATCGAGAGACGAGTGGTATTATTCGTATACACATGGATTAGATTTACTAGGATTTAAACACCAAGAAAGATCACAGCCGTTCCAAGGAGCAAGCTCCGTGACACATCCATTACTATCCGAGAGTGTTACTGCTTTTCAATCACAAGCGTATAAAGAATTACTACCATCAGGGGGTCCTGTAAAATGTAACGTTGTTGGTGAACAAAACGCCGATACCGAAGCACAAGCACAACGTGTTCGTGAATACATGAATTACTTAATCTTAGATGAGATGGAAGAGTATGACGCTGACATGGATCAGCTATTATTTTTCTTACCTCTTGCAGGTTCCGCTTTTAAAAAGATTTACTACGATGCAGCTCTAGGAAGACCTGTATCAAAATTTGTTCCAAGTGAAGATTTAATTGTGCCGTATCTATCAAGTGACTTAGCGTCTTCAGAAAGAGTTACACATATTGTGAAGATGACACGTAACGAAATTAAAAAAGCACAAGTCATGGGTTTATACAAAGATGTAAAATTACAAGAACCCACAATGGAAGAAACACAAGTACAAGAAAAATATAATCAGTTAGAAGGTGTAAGTTCGGTTAACTACGATGAAATGTATCAACTGTTTGAAGTGCATTGCGATTTGGACATAGAAGGTTTCGAAGATCAAGACGAGCAAACAGGAGAACCTACAGGTATAAAGATTCCTTATGTGGTTACTATTGATGAGGGAACAGGAAACATTCTCTCCATCTACCGCAACTACCGAGAAGATGATTCTCTTCGGAAAAAAATACCATACTTCGTTCAATATAAATTTTTACCAGGCCTTGGTTTTTATGGTTTTGGTCTTATTCATATGTTGGGGGGTTTGTCCAGGACTGCTACGTCAGCACTCCGTCAACTCATTGATGCGGGAACATTATCTAATTTACCAGCAGGATTTAAAGCAAGAGGAATTAGAATTGCCGATGATGATAGTCCATTACAACCAGGAGAGTTCAGAGACATAGACGCACCAAGTGGTGATCTTCGTCAAGGTCTCATGCCACTTCCGTATAAAGGACCAGATCAAACTTTATTTTCATTATTAGGTTTTGTTGTTGATGCAGGAAAAAGATTTGCTGCAGTTGCCGATCAAAAATTAGGAGAAGGTTCACAAGCTAATCCAGTTGGCACAACTATGGCTCTACTCGAGCAAGGAACAAAAGTCATGAGTGCTATTCATAAAAGATTGCACTATGCACAGAAAAAAGAATTTAGAATTTTAGCAAGAATCATCACTGATTACTTACCACCTGAATATCCATATGCCGTGGTGGGTGGAAATCAAATGATCAAGCAAACAGATTTCGATAATCGTGTTGATATTATTCCTGTATCGGACCCTAATATCTTTTCTATGTCACAGCGTATCACACTAGCGCAGACACAGTTACAATTAGCACAAGCGAACCCCCAAATTCACAACCAATATGAGGCCTATAGACGTATGTATCAGGCAATGGGGGTACAAAATATCGATGCAATTTTACCACCTCCTCCAAAACCTATGCCAATGGATGCAGCAATGGAGAATTCACAGATGTTATTACAAAAACCAGCGGTTGCATTTCCACAACAGGATCACGTAGCACATATAGACACACATCGTGCCTTTATGTCGACGTATTTAGTAAAGAATTCACCTCCTGTACTGTCGTTAATACAAGCGCATATCTCTAATCACATCAGTGAACAAGCAAAAGAAGAGGTAATGATGGAAAATCAAGAGCAAATTCAACAAGTTACTGCACAATATGGGGGTCAACTACCACCAGAACTGCAACAACAGTTTGAAATAGAGACAGCAAAGCAAGTTTCTATAAAAATTAAGGAATTAACAGAGGCTATGGTAGCAGAAGAGCAAGAATATCTAGAAGGAATGCAAAAAGATCCACTTGTTACACTAAAACAAGAAGAATTAGGACTACGTGCAGAGGAACTAGAGCTACGTGCACAGAAAGATGGCGAAAGATTAGCACTTGATGAGCAAAAAGCAGAGATTGACGCTGTACAAGAGCAAGAAAAGATAGACAACGCAGATCGTCACGCTACAATTAGAGAATCAATTCAATTAACAAAGGTAATGGAGCCTTCTAAACTAAGAAACAAATTTTAACATGGACACTTTATCTCCTGCAGAAAAAAAATTACAAAGTTACTTTGATCAAATACTTGCTTATGTAGAAAATACTTCCAAAAGTGAAGAAGATAGTATACTTTTAGCGGGTGCTATGATGAGTGTTGCACGTATTCTTTACTTTGATAATTTAGTAAAGAAAGATGCAGGTTCTATCATGGAACATAATACAATTGATTTTATTGAACTGATAAAACCAACAATACACTAGGAGATAACATGGCATTAAACAACCCAAAACCAAAATTTATAAACGGTTCACTATATCCCAATGCTAAAATGACAGTTTCAACAGATATGAATCCTTATGCAGGACCACATGTAAATCAAACTGCAATAGCTGATGTTTATAGTGCTACTATGGAAGGACCTAAAGTAAAACAAAACTTAGGCGCTGGACCAAAAGGACAACGAAGTAAAGCACAGATTAAAAAGGTAGCATTCAAAGGCTTAAAATAGTATAATTCGCTACTTTAACAAAGGAGGTTCTATGAACTTACTAAAAGATCTATGGTCACACATTAAAGAGTGGAGTGACTGGCAGATGAAGGACTGGATCAAGGCTGCTATTGTAGCCATTATTGTTATTTGGGTCATCAGTTGGATGACAGGCGGAGCAGCTTAGACAATGGTCTGGCAGCTTTTAGCAAAACCCTTACTCGGCGTTGCCGCTGATGGAATCCGTGGCTTCGTCGAGACCAAAAAGGCAAAAGCAGAATTAAAACTTACGGAAGTAAAAGCAGCAACCAAACTTAAAGAAGATCAAATCGCTGGTAAAGTGAAATGGGAAGCATCAGCCGTGGATCAAATGAAAGGTTCGTGGAAAGATGAGCTAATTTTAATTTGCCTACTCGCTCCAGCGAC